CCTTTTTTACAATTAGGAAAAACAAGGGGAACTTCTGTCGGCTCAAATACCATTGTGCAAAACGGAGATACTTTAGGAACAATTACTTTTTGTGGTGCTGATGGTACAAATAGAGATACCAACGGAGCAGTAATACGAGCCCTCGTAGATGGTACTCCTGGTGAAAATGATATGCCTACAGCATTACAATTTAGCACGACTCCTGATGGTGCATCTTCTTCAGTGGAGAGACTCAGGATTACACCTGATGGTAAATTAGGTCTTGGGACAAGCTCACCAGCCTTCCAATTTCAAAACGAAGGAACAAGTTACTTTAAAGATAATGTGTTCATCGCTGGTGGCACAAGCAAAATGGTTTCATCTGATTCAGGTAGTAATCCATTAATATTTGGAATAAATGCAGTTGAGAAGGCAAGGATAACAAGTGCTGGGAATTTTGGTCTTGGGACATCTGCTCCTACAGCCTCAAGTTCTGGTCCTATATTAGCTATCGAAACTACATCATCTACAGAAGCAAACTTAGTCTTAAATACAGCTACCACTGGAAGAGCTGGTGTTATTGAGGGTCGTAGAACGGGTCGATCTACCACGGAAAGATTCGCTCAAATAAATTTTCAGAATACAAGTGATAACGGATCTTTATTATTTTATACCGCTCCATCTGGTAGTGACGTATCAGAACGTATGAAGATTGATGAAGCTGGTGACATTACTGTAACGGGCAAAGTGTTTGGTAGTGGCATGGTATTATTGCAAAAAACTTCATTTTCAACAAATACTAGCAGTGTAAATTTTGATGTGTTTGATGATTCCAAGTACGGTCACTATTTATTTTATTGGATATGTAATCACAGTCCAGATTGGAGTGTTACAGCATTTAGATTTAGAAATAGTGCTAGTGGTAATATTAGTGCTACTAATTACCACAACAACACATCTTGGAAAAGTAGCACAGGCACTGATACAGCACCAACGCATAATAGTAGCAGTTACGCAGGAAACAAAAGTTATGCTTGGTTGGCTGGAAATGGCACTGCTTACGCATCACATGGTCAAGGACAGATTTCTTTTTTTTCTGACGGCACGGATAGAGCGATGGTAACTGGATTTAGTCAATTAATTAATAGATCAGGCACAGACCATTACATAGAAACATGGTCAAGCTGTTTAAATCATACCACTGATCCTCACACAGACCTTACAGGTTTTTCACTTTTCGGTACTGGAGGAAATTCAAGTTTTGGTCGATTTGCAGTATTCGGGGTGGAAAGAGGATAAAGTTATGGCTGAAAAATATTATGAAATTACAAATGGTGAGAGAGTAGAAATTACAGGTGAAGATCTTGTTACTAGAAAAGCTGAGTGGAAAAAATTTAATGACTCAGTCCCAGCGATGGAACTTGAACAACTTAGATCTGAACGCAATGCTATATTAACAAGTTCTGACTGGGTTGTTGTTAAAGCACAAGAAAAAGGCACAGAGATCCCATCTTCATGGATTACATATAGACAAGAGTTAAGGGATATAACAAAAACTTTTAAATCTTTGAATGATAAAGATTTTAAGTTTCCAGATAAACCAGAGGATTAATAATGACAAAATCAAATATAATACATATTAACGATAAAAAATATGATGGATCTGATTTAACAACAGAACAGAAATATTGCATTGAGCAGATACAAGAATGTCAGACAGAAGCACATAAATTAAAAAAACAATTAGATAGAATAACTGTTTCTCAAAATGTTTACACAAATAATCTTATACAACTTTTGAAAGACAAAGAGGTGACGGATGACAAGAGCAAGTGATTTAGCGAGACTTATAGGAGCAGGTGCTACCATAAATGATGGTACAACTATAACTACTGCTGATAACGACCCACAACTTACATTAACATCCACTGATGCTGATGCGAGTTCAGGACCTAATATATTGTTAAAAAGAGATAGTGCAAGTCCTGCTGATAATGATACAGTTGGTCGTGTTAAATTTGTTTTTGATAATGATGCAGGAGAAGAAACTGAAGCTGTAAGAATTGATGCTTTTATTCCTGATGTGAGTGATGGCACAGAAGATGCAACTTTTCAAGAACTAACTATGGTGGGTGGTACTATGCGTAGTCGTGTAGAGCATAGTTCAACCGAAACAGTATTTAATCAAGATAGTCAAGACATAGACTTTCGTGTTGAATCAAATAACAATGCAAATATGCTTGTTGTTGATGCTGGTAATGATAGAGTGGGAATAGGAGAAGCTAGTCCTGATACTCCTCTACATATTACTTATGCAAAAGATGTTGCGTATAGTGTAGATAATTTTACTCAAGAAGCTAATGTTGCTTTAAAAATTGAAAACACAAGCTCAACTGCTAATGCCTTTTCTAGTATGCAATTTAGAGTTGGTAGTGGTGCAGATTTATTTTTTGGCATTGAACAAAAAAGTGCTAATGATGGAGATTTTGTTTTTGGAAATCAAAACTCAACAGATGTTGAAATGGCAAGAATTACAAACCGACCATGTTTAGTTGTTGGGGCTTCTACTGATACAGATGCACGAATTTATGGGAGTAGAGGTGATGCAGGTGATACTGCTATGTTTGAATCTACAAGTAGTGCTTCATCAGGAGTTATAGCTATAAGAAC